CCGCTCCAAATGCTTATCGTCCTTGTGAAAAACGGAGTCTTTCCAGTGCGCATGCTGATGCGCGAACCTGAAATGCAAGCATTTCCGGTTCTGTCGCTCTGGCGAGGTTTAACAAATGTTAAGAGCAATCACTTGTAGGCTCAACCATGCCGATTAGAAAAGCAGGGAGGTGGGTGGTGACAGTCTCACTCGATCATGAGGCTCTGAAGGTGTACCAGGGCTTCACAAAGGGACAGAAGAGTGCGAAGGTCTGCTCTGCGCTCCTCCTCTACAACGTCAACCAGAAGAAGAACCGAAATGAAGCCGCCATAGCGGAATTACAAATCCGAAAGATACGCCGCCTGGAAAAGGGTCTGATGGTGGCTATCCATCGCATCGAGTGCATCCAGAGGGGCGAGTCTGATCCTGGCGAAGGCGAAGCTGTATATCTCGAAGTAATGGCTGCAGCGGCGAAGGAAGAGAATCGCTCGATTCGAGGAGGGCGGTTCTGATGATCGACGAAGACAACCCTGCATGGCAGGAATTGATTTACTCACTGCAGCGCATCGCGGATGCGTTGGGAACGATAGCGGATCGGTTGTGATTGAATGAAATGCACAGTTAAAGAATGTGACAATGAAATCGACATCGACGATATGACGATCTGTTCGCATTGTTATTTTCTGCATTATGAAAAACATCGGTGATTGAATGATCGGACTCAAGTGCCCTGAGTGTGGGAACGAATTGATCGGTGAGGTAACTGCTTTCCTCGTCGGGCACTGTATGCACTGCGGTTGGGATGTGGAAACATGAATAACTCCCAATTCTGGACTTGGACCGATCATTGGCAGGGTTGGGACTGGATGCGAGAGGAAGAAGAGGTCGAATTAGAGCTCGCAGAGTGGGCTGACGAGACATTATGGATGATCTGCTTAATCTGCGGAAGTCCGGTCGAAGGCTGTATGTGCGAGAATATTAAGGATGATACCCCCATCCCCCCCCCATCCGAGAGCCTTGAGCACCCCTCCCAGTGAGTCTCAATTCTCGGAATCGGTGAATTCGAACCAGGGAGCGCTCCAATCCCAATTTGGGTTCATGATGTTGTAAATGATCGACCCGAGTGAAAAGTCGCCCTTTACTGGTCCAGCCGCGCCCTCGGCAGCTCGTTGTGCTCGGGCCGCGTCGTACTCCCTCTTCCAATCTGGATAATCTGCAGGTGTCGGCAGGCCAGTCTCGTACCCGAAGATTTCGAGGATCATCGCGATCGAATAGAAAATCTGGACCATCTCGGTCGGGTCTTTGAGTGTCTTGGTGATCTCTGGAATTCCTAAACCCTGGAGAACTGATCCGAGGCCAGAGCTAACTTGCTTGAACTGAACTGCAGCAATCAGAGAATCCAGCTGCTCGGACTGTTTGTCCTGGAGGCTGACCCGATACTCGATCACCTGGTCTGGTTTTCTCTTGGTCATGAGAACGCACCGGCCAGATCAGAGAAGAGAGAAAAAATGTGCCCCGCCCCCAGCAGCCAGCCCAAAACGAAAGCGAACGCATTGTCGACGACGAGGCGCTGGACTTGCTCGAGGAAGCTCTCTTCCTCGTGCTCGTGATGTTCAGGCATCTGGCATCACCGGCCAGTTATCGCATGCCTCGTTGCTCGACGCGAAGCCGCCGAGATCACGCAGCGCCTGGCGGTACTCCTTCCAGGCTGTCGAGAGAACGACATCCTTCAGAGCGTGCCAGTCTGAATCTTTGAGAGCTTGATCTCGAACAGAACGAACTTCTTCCCAGGTCACTTCATGGAATCCGGAATCGATTTCGATTCCGTCTTCAAACTTGATCCAACTTCTATCCATCATCATCACCCGTAGTTGACACCGATCGCGCAGATGTTGTAGGCATAGCCCGTTGAGAATGCCGCCGTGGCAGGGAGAGTGTTGTCTGATCCAGACTGAGCCAGCATTCCGTATTGAGTCCCATAATTTCCCCATGCCCACTGCGACATGTGTTCTTTGTTGCCAGCTTGAACGGTGAAGTTGCCGACGCCTGACGCTCTCACTAATGCGAGCCAATACTGCGTTCCAGCTACGCTCGAGAGTGACTGGCCCGACTCAGCTACCAGGGCGGCCGATTTCTGACCGCTGGTATTGACATCGACTGTGGCTTTTCCGAGCAACGTTCCTGGTTGTCCTGAATTGTCAGAATACAAACCGAGGTCGACGTTGGCGGCCGATCCTTCTCCTGTTGTGACATACAGATAGATGTCGTCGAAGGTATCTGTTCGTCGAGCTATGATCGGCAGATAGAGCGGCGCGTCTGTGCTGACCGTCTGCGAAGCCGTCGTTCCTGATCCGTATGGAGCTGAGATGTTGCCGTACTGCGGGAGGATCGTGGAGCTTGCATTCGAGATAGGGGGGAGCACCATACCGATCCCACCGCCACCGGCCTCGAGCAGACCGTCCCATTCACCAGCGACAGTCAGGCGTGCCAGATTGACGATGATGAGGTCGAGCATCTCCTGCTCGTTCATGTCCTGGATCGTGATGGGTTCGCCAGTGCTCTGCACCTGGGCGAATGTAACAGTATCGAGATCAAGGTTCTGCAGTAGTGGGAAGACCCTTCTCGAGGGTTTTCTATCCTCTGATCTAACCAAGCAGACCATCCCACTCTTGTTTCACTGACAACCTGGCAAAGTTGACAATGATTAGACGGACTAATTCTTCTCGATTCAAGTCCTCGATGGTGATTGGATCCCCGACACCCTGCACATCGGAGAATGCTATTTGTGAATCGCCGTCGCCAGCCTCGAGAGTTTTGGTTTTCAACAGCTTGTATACGCGAGGAGAGATATCGGACATCATCTCAACCCCATGGTTAGCATGACAAAACCCCAGAAGTTGTCTGGTATGCCGACGCCTGGTGTTGTGGGCCGTGCTCCAGGCACACCAGGAGCGCCGACATGTGGGGGTGGAGTGGGTTTGTAGTCCACTGCAGGGAAGTCCGAGGGGAGATAACCTGGGGGGAGAGCTGCTTGGCCGCCATAGCCAGGCAATTGAAGATCTTGGACGAGCACCATCGGCAGTGCCCTCACTTGAGTTGCTTCGACCTGGTCTTGGCGATACGCTCGATCGAGTCGAGGTCTTTGGTGGAGATGAATCCCCTCAGATAGAGCTTCTTCGCCTTCGAGAGGATTTCCGCTAATCTTCGGCGTCCAGCCGCTTTCGTCATCTTCGCCATAAGATCACTCTCAGGCGTTTGTCAAGAACTGGAACTTGTAATTCAGTTGGATTGGTACCGAGGCCATTGCGAACGCCGGTTGTTGAGTAGCGGGGTCTGTCGCGCTGCAAGAACCGATGACGTTGCCGAGAGCATCGACGGCATAGAAGCCTTGAGTCTCAATTATCGCGCCATCAACAGATGTCCCGAACCATTTCGTGATCCGGTCGCCTTGGAGCGTGTCGCCGATCGAGTTGCCAGTTTGCAGATCGACTAATTCGTTCGTTGCTCCACCAGACGGTGTAACATGGAAGATCCTCGAGACTCCTCGAGCTATGTAGACTCCAGCGCTGGCTCCACGGTCTGCCGCTGTCTGAGACATACAGCGAACGATGTCACCGGCCTTGAGAGTGTATGGTTGGCATAGTGCAGGTTGTCCGTCAGTGACGGCGCCCTTGATTGACCAGGGGATGATAGCCGCAACAAGACCTTGGGAGAGGATGAAGGCATAGCCCACACCCGTGTCACACGATACCAGCCCGCCGACGACGGTCTTTCCAGGAGCGAAGTCTCCAACATTTGCTGCAGTCACCGTATAGGCGGTGTCAGTTGTGAGGTTTGTTTCAGTACCCTCAACGAGATCTAGCTTCAGAGGGATGTTTGTTCCGTCTGAACAAACCAGATTCCCAACGACTGTATTCGTTGCCATAAGATCACAACCTCACTCCGATGCCCAGGGGCTTCATTAGGTTACGATTTACATTGGAGATGGGCTTGCGTAGTAATTTCTTCGCGAACTTGAAGGTGATTCCGATTCCGATCGCACTCACAGCCATCGCTTGATAGTTAGCCATGAAGTTTGCAGACATGGAATCGAAGCTTGTTCCAGGGTCGCTGACGATCGAGGAGAGTGTCATGGCGCCGTTAGTGGTCGTCATGCCGTAGCCAGCGCCACCAGCTGCACCTGATCCGTCGAATCCGAGTACGCCGACTGGAGAGTTAGCCAGGACACCGCCAGTGAGCACGCTCGCGTAGGCGTAGCTCTCGGCGATGTTGAGGAGACTGATTGTCTTGGGCGATCTTCGGCGCTTTGCTTTCTTTCTGCGTGCCATGTTCAATCTGTTAAGAAAGGAGGCTTATAATTATC